GAGAAAGACGACGAGTCAGCTCTAGATGATGGCGACGACAACAACCCCGGCAACCAGTCCACAGCTGACCAGTCTGGGTCTGGATCTACTGAACCCACACCCTGAGGAGGATTGATCAATGCTGCCACGCACTCTGCGAAATTTTTCGTTATTCGTTGATGGCACCGGCTACGCCGGAAAAGTCACCGAAATGACCTTGCCCACCTTGGGCATTGCTACAGAGGAGTACAGAGCCGGCGGGCTCGATGCTCCCATTGCAATTGATATGGGCATGGAAGCCCTATCAGCCAGTTTCACCCTGGCTGAATATGATCCCGAAGTGCTCAAGCTCTTTGGCCTGTATGACCAGAACGCTGTTGATTTGACCGTCCGAGGCGCTTTGCAGCGCAACGGTGATCAAGACGCCGTCGCCCTGGTGGTCAACCTCACCGGCTCGATCTCTCAGTTTGACCCTGGCAGCCTCGAAGCTGGCGCGATGACTGAGGCCTCGTTTGAAATGCAAGTTCGCTATTACAAGCTGGCTATTGCAAACGAGGATCTACAGGAGATCGACGTTGAGAACATGAAGCGGATCATCAACGGAACAGATCAGCTTGAATCTCTACGCACTGCAATGGGGATCTAATTAAATGGCATCAAAACCGCGCCCAACTGAAACCATCGAACTGATCTATTCGGTTGAGATCGATGGGGTGTCAGTCGAATCTTTAACCATGAGACGGCCGACCGTTCGCGATCAGATGATCATTGACAAGGCAAAGGGAACCGACACAGAGAAAGCGGTGAAATTCTTCGCCAATCTCTGCGAGGTTCCCCCCTCAACTATTGAGGCCCTGGACACCGTCGATTTCACCCGGATCTCTGAGGTGTTGCAGGATTTCCAATCGCCCCAGTCGCCGACTTAAGGCGAGGAGTTGTCATCCTTGCAAAAATGACCGGGTGGGGCCTAGATGAAATTTTAGACCTGACAACTGAAGATCTCACCGCCTGGGTCAAGACGGCTCAGGATGTGGAAAAAGAGATCGCCAAGCAAACGAAAGCCAAAACACGGAGGGGCTAAGCAATGGCAAAGGGTCCAGCGAAGCTCACTCTCTTGCTCGGGGCGGAAGTCTCCGAGTCGTTCAAAAAAAGCATCTCGAAGGTTCAGCGGCGCGTCCTGACCTTTAATGAAAAAGTTAAACGCAGTTTTTCGGAGCCGTTGGCCGCAGGGTCGAAAGGTTTCAAAAACGTCTTAAGGTCTGACGCTTTTCAGACGGCTGCCGTCGCAGCGGGTGGCCTGGGCTTTGCCCTTAAGGGGGCAGTGACAACGGCCATGGATTTTGAGAAGTCCATGCAGGCAGTGGCGGCCGTTAGCGGTGCCACGGGCAAAGACTTCACAGATCTCACCGGACTGGCTAAAGATCTTGGCCGAACAACGCAGTTCTCTGCGACAGAAGCGGCCGGCGCCATGGAAATGCTTTCCATGGCTGGCCTGAACACAAAAGAAATCCTCGACGCCACAGGCCCCACCCTCGACCTTGCCGCCGCTGGCGCAATCGAGCTATCGGAAGCCGCCGACATCGCCACAAATGTGATGGGCGGCATGAGCCTACAGGTCAGCGACCTGGGCAAGATCAATGACGTGCTGGCCAAAACATCATCGAGCGCGAACACCAACGTTCGCGAAATGGCGGGCGTCTTTGAGAAGGTCGGCGGCGTCGCTCCAGGCGTTGGCGCTTCGCTCGAACAAATCTCGGGGATGGCCGGCATCCTGGCCAACAGCGGCATCAAATCAGCAGAAGCGGGCACAGCCTTGCGGAACGTGATGCTGAGGCTCGCTTCAGAAGATAAAGCGAAAGACGCCATCGCCTCCCTAGGCATCAGCGCAACCGATGCAGCCGGAAACATGCGGGCTTTCCCCGACATCCTCGCTGACATCGAAAACCAGATGCAAGCGCTCGGAAAGACTGAGGAAGAGCGCGCAACGCTTCAGAAAGAGATTTTCGGTCTCCGCTCAGCTGCAGCCGGTGGGATCCTGCAGGAAGCCGCCGCAAATGGCGAGCTGGGCAAGATGATCGAAACGGTCACCAACAGCCAGGGGGCCGCATCAGAGCAAGCAAAGAAACGTCAGCAGGGCCTAGCTGGCTCAATGAAGCGCCTGCAGTCTGCAGCGGAAGGCCTAGCCATTGCGTTTGGTGGTCCCTTGCTGGGGCCGATCGCATCGGTTGCCGAAACCTTGGCGGCCGTTCTTGGCCCTGTTGCGGGCTTGCTCGGAGATATGCCGATTCTCGCCACGCTTCTGGGCGCTGTAGCGGCTGCTTTTATCGGAATCACTGTGGCCATGCCAATCATCGGCGCAGTCACTGCAGCGGTTGCAGCGTTCAAATTGACGATGATCGGGGCCTGGGTTGCGACCCTGGGGCCAATCGGCCTGATCATTGCAGCGGTCGCCGTCGTGATCGGCATTTTCCAGCTGCTCTACAAGCGGGTCGAACCGTTCCGAAATTTTGTCGATGCCCTATGGAATGAAATTCGGTTTGCCTGCAAGGCGATTGCTGGCGCGTTCATGGCTTTGCCCGGCGTAGTGGGCAACATGGTCAGCGCTATTGGTGATTTCTTTGCCGCGCTTCCTGCCCGCATGATGGAAATCATTGAAAGCGTCAAAACTGTTTTTGCGACTGGCTTTAATGCCGTCAAAGACAACGCGGGAAAAATCGTCGGCGAACTGATCGGAATCTGGTTTTTCTTGCCGATCAAAATTGCGGGGTTTGTGAATGACATCGTCAAGCATTTCACCGGAATTGACCTGTTTGACGCCGGCAAAGACGCCCTTAAAAGTATGTGGGACGGGTTCCAACAGATCTGGCCCGAAATGATCAACTGGTTAGTGAACGGGTTCAAAAATGCCATGGGCAGGGTTGGAAACGCAATCAACCCGATGAATTGGTTCGGGGGCGGCGGGAATGACGGAGGAAATCCCCCTACAACGGTTCCAAACTCGCTGACAGCTCCGAGCACCTCTGGCGGGGCCTACAACCCGATGGGGCCGCAATGGACGGTCGACGGGTTCAAGGCCCTAGGCGGTCCCGTCATCGCTGGCGGTTCCTATATCGTCGGCGAGCAAGGGCCGGAGCTGTTCACCCCCTCTCGCTCTGGGCAAATTTTCAGCAACCGCGACACCGCCGCGCTGTTTTCGCCTCAAGCATTAGGCGACAGCTACAGCACACAGCAGCTGGACAACCGCAGCGCTTCAGTCAGCTTGGCGCCCACAATCAACATCAACGTGAACGAAAGCAACGCCACAGCCGACGACATCGCAGCAGCCGTGGCCCGTGGGCTGGATGATGCACTTATGGAAGCGGAGGCCGGGGTTCGCGCCCTGTTGAATGACTAATGGCTCAGGAAGTTTTACTAACGCTTGGCGACTATCAGTTTTCGATGGAAACGGCCGCCCATGACGCCCTGCAGCGCTCCAAAACCTATCGCTGGGTGTCGCAGGCTCGATTAGTTCGCGAGCCGGCGTCGCAGTATGTGGGGCCAGGCCTCGAAACAATTAGCCTCAAGGGCCGGATTTATCCGCACTTCAGGGGAGGCCTCACCCAGATTGACGACATGCGCGCGGAGGCCGATAAAGGTGAGCCCCTGTCTCTAGTAGATGGGCGCGGGAACAACCTCGGCCAGTGGTGCATTAAAAGCATTAAAGACACTGAAAAAAAATTCGTCGGCCCAGCCATTCCGCGCTGCATCGATTTTTCGCTGACGCTCGAAAGCTACGGCCCAGACGCCGACACCGGAGGCGATGGCGGCGGCGGATTTTTCAATTTCCTTTCATTCTTAGCGTGAGGTGATCCCATGGCTCTCTGGTACACATGCAGCGACGGCGATCAGCTCGACGCTATTTGCAAAGAAATTTACGGCTACAGCCGAGGAAGCACTGAGGCGGTCTTAAGCGACGAGCGCAACCGTGAACTGGCAAAGAAAACGCCAGACCTTGAGGCCGGTGATCAGGTCTACCTGCCAAACCTGCCCCCACAGGAGACCGGCGTGAAACAAATAAACCTCTGGAGCTGACCGGATGAAACCGCGTTTTCGCCTGGACATCGGGGGCAACGATGTCACAGACAAAGTCTCAGATCGGGTCCTGCAAATTCGCGTAAACGATGAGGCGGGGCAGAAGTCAGACACCTTGGATCTGACGCTTGACGATCGAGAAAACAAGCTTTCAATCCCCGAAGCTCGCGCAGAAATGCAACTCTGGCTCGGATATGACGATGAAAATCTTGTTTACATGGGCCGCTACACGATCGACGAGGTGGCACTGAAAAGTAACCCGGACACCATGACAGTCAGGGGCAAAGCATCCGACAGTTCCCCCGAGTTCAAGGCTGCAAAAACTCGCAGCTGGCATCAGAAAACCATTGGCGAAATCATCACGACCATTGCCGGGGAACACGGCCTAACGCCTGCTGTGCATGTTGACTACGTCGACACGGAGGTGACCCACATTGATCAAGAGAACGAGTCAGATGCGCACTTTATGACCCGCCTGAGCAAACTTTTTGGAGCCGTGGCAAAACCTGCTGATGGTCGCCTGCTGTTCATTCCTGAGGGCCAGGGCATCTCCACCAGTGGCCAAACGCTTGAAGCTGCAGTGATCAAAAAAGAAGAGATCACTAGCCTGTCGGCAACCGTCAAAGAGCGCGGCCAGTTCTCCGGCGTCATCACCAGATTTCGCGACAAAGAAACCAATCGTGAGGTTGAAGTTGAGACGACGGAATCGTGGCAAGCGTTCCTGGGGGCCGGCCCAGTCTTTCGAGATAAAAAATTATACACTTCACGGGAACTAGCGGAAAAAGCCGGGAAGGCCCAGCTGGATCGGTTACGGGGCGGGACTGTGCAAATTGACTTCACAATGCCGGGCCGGCCTGATTTATTTGCAGAGAGACCGTTACAACTTGAAGGGGTCCGATCACCCCTTGCGGGGGAGTGGATTGCAAAGACTGTCACGCACACATTCGGCAGCAGCGGCCTGGTCACAAAGGTCAGCGCCGGTTCCAAGCCGGATTGATCGATAACATGAGGCTGACAGGGGGGCCGAAAATGACACAGCGGCCGAGTTTTTGGCAACATCTAGTGTCTGGAACAGGCCAGGGTGTGGCTGTTGCAGTTGTCGGCTCGCTGGTGGCGTTCGGCACGCTGATAGTAAATGTTCAAGTGCAGCTCTCTGAGTTGCGATTAAAGCAGGATCAAACCCTGCAAATTCTTGAAAGATCAGAAAAAGCGCGTGAAAAAGCGCTGGCCTGGCTGAAAGATGAAATTGAAGACATTGAGCGCAGGGTGGACCGGCTGGAAGGCCGGCGACCTTAAGGGGGGCAAATGGGATTTATCGCGCGCGCTTTTGAGTATTACGAGGGGTTGCCGCATCAACGCGACGCAATCGCAAAGCTTGAGGGCATGACGCCGCCGCACGTTGTCCGGGCGTTTGCTGATGTTTTCAGCCCTCGCAAAGATGTAACCACAACGCTGGATGTTCCTTTTTATACCCAGCTAGACAATGCTCTAATGGCGCACCGGACGTGCAACCCGTCCAGCTGCGCGATGTGCCTGAGTTATTTGCTGCCCGGATCTATCAAAGGTGACGACGATCTGATCGTCGAGTTTGTCAACCGCAAAGACGACGTGACAAATCACGCAGCAATGACAAAAATTCTGCGGCTGTATGGGCTTGAGTCGGTGTTCCGTTATGACCTGACCCGCGCAACCCTTGAGAACGAAATCAGGCAGGGCCGGCCTGTAGTTTTGGGCATACTGCATAAAGGCCCGATCGACAGGCCTTGGGGCGGTCACATGATCGTTGCCCTGGGCCTTGACCCTTCAGAAAATGCAGTCGTCTGTCACGACCCCTATGGGTCATTGTTGGACGGCTACACCGGCAACGCCGAGACCGGGAAATTCGTCAGCTACTCATGGGCGGAACTTTCTGCCCGTTGGCTTTGCGAAGGTCCTGAGTCAGGATGGGGTCGGATCTTCCTAACCTCAAAAAAACAGGAGACACCTAATGCAAATTACAGAGCTGCTTAGCCATCCAACCACCTGGATCGTTTTGGCTGCGCTATCTGAAGTGATCGCGCTCAGCCCACTGAAATCAAACTCAGTGATTCAGCTGCTACTGAGAGCAGCATTCTCTCTGAAGCCAAAAAAAAACTAGGCACGAACATACCGCCAGACGGCCGCTGGATCTTGCGCTTTGACTCTCGGAGTTCGCTAGAAAAGATCCAGCGGTTTCTTGCTGCCAAAAAATTTCACGCAACGCTAGGGGGAAAACTGGATGCTGAAATTTCTAAGATCGCTCGTCAACTGGACCGCCAGCAATCACGGCGTGATTCAGGAACCTACACAGAGCACCCAATCGACCCGGCCAATATCGGAACAGAAGCGGCCGGGCTCGGTGGACCTGTCAGCTTTACGTCTGCCCATAGTCGAGAAAAACAAGAAACAGAGAGACGCCCTGATTCATCAGCTGACTCTGCATGAGGGGATGGTTTTGAAGCCCTACAAATGCACAAGCGGAAAACTAAGTATCGGCGTGGGGCGCAACCTCGATGATCGAGGCATAACTGAGGCGGAAGCCGAGCTAATGCTGAGCAATGACATCGACGATTTTTCAGACAGGCTCAAACGTGAGATCCCCTGGATGGCGGAGCTTTCGCCAGTGCGTCAGAGAGTTCTGCTGGATATGGCATTCAATCTTGGCATTTCTGGCCTTCTTAAATTCAAACGAACCTTAAAGGCCATTCGGGCGAAGCAATACGAGAAAGCCGCTGAAATGATGCTCGACAGCCGCTGGGCGACCCAGGTCGGGCAAAGAGCAAAGCGCCTCAGCAGAATGATGGCCACCGGCCACATTCCCCCGGAGCTGATATGAATGATCCCGTTTACAAGCCAAAGCACTACGCGAAAGGCTCGATCGAGTGCATCGACGCGGTAGACGTGGCGATCAGCGACCTGTCGGGAAGGGAAGCACATTACACCG